TCCTCATAGCTCATAGTTTCCCAAAAATTGCTTTCATAAAGAGCTATAGCCTGTTCTTTTGTCAATTGTTCCTCATTCATTTTGCGCCCCTAACAATTCAGGATTATCGTGGATATTGCCGATAGCCTCGATTTCATCCTTAAAATCATTCCACCATACTTCATCTATGGAACCCCAGACAGGAAACCATTTTTCGTCTTTTAGCTGGTCTATATTCGCAATGCAGAAAGCGGCTCGCTTGTCTATGAATTTTACTAATTTCGGACATCTGCCGCATACAGTAAAAATATCACCCTCGAAATTCTTTTTACTGTTTTCATCCGACAAGCCGATAAACTGCCCTATAGTTTCGGGGTCAATGGCGGTAAAGCAATTATGCCCTTTAGGGGTAAAGCCGTTTATGCCCCATCTTCCTTTTTCGCCTAATATACTGCCGCTACAATCTTGAAATATAATTCCATAAACCCATATTCCTTTTTCGCCAAAATCATTATCGTAGATTGCCTTCCCCCTGTATAAATGCTCTCTCATGCTATCCCCCTAATTTTAGCGAAAATATCCTTTATCCATAAAGCCAGCGAAAATTCATATCTGCGCCAGTTTAATATAATGACGTGTATGTCATCATCATCTATTTTCAGATCACTCTTAATAGCGTCTATAATTCCGTCCCTGACGCTGATTAAGTCATCGGCTGTAAATATGCCTTTTTTACGGTCTACGCTTCCAAATGCCCCGCCGCTGCCTTTTTTAGTCTCATAAACGTATGATACAAAATACCTTTTCATACTTCTCTCTTTCTTGCCTGCTTGAAAGGATAACGATCAAACTCATTATCAGGTATCATCACTCTTTCTGGTTCGGGCTCAATGCGCTTGTAATCGCAACTTTTCAGGCAGTCTTTATCAGTCCCGGCGTGTTCACAGGTAAGGCAATGCCAACTACAAGTACCCCATTCGTTAGTTATTGAATGACAATATGGACACGGTTTCGGTTCTTGTTCGTTCATTTTATTCCCCCTTGCGCGTCTTTATATATGCCGTATCTGGTATACCCGCCCTCATCATCTTCATAGACCAGAAAATCTTTTGACACAAACTCCGCGCCGTCTTTCTCCTTGTCGTTGCTTACCCCTGACAAGATGTTCAAAATGATTAAAGCCCTCGCCTGCGAACAGCCTACCGCCTTCGCTAATTCAACTTTCCTTATGGGCTTGGGGTGCATTTTTCTGAAAAACTCTTTTGCTTTCTCTATCTCTTCAAGGTTGGTATTCCCCCTGCCTGTTTTAGGCTTTAAGGCCTGTTTTAGTTTCTCTACCTTGCCGGATATATAATCGGAGATTAAGACGTTTAATAAGCCGGTAACGGAAAGCCCCTCAAGTTTGGCAATATCCGCAAACTTTTCCTTGTTCGCCCTTTTAATGTGGAATAATACGGTGGTGTCCTGTATAGGCGGTTCATGCTTTAAGTCCTTGAAAAGATATAGCTGTTTTGGATTATAGTTTTTCAATGCCCCCTCCCTTAAAAAACCTTTATTGTTTATGATCGACAATTTTGAATATCACATTCTTGCCGTCTTTTCGGCTTTTCCAGCAAATAAGAATTTTAGGGCACAAATAATTTTCAAAAATGCACCCTTTACACGTTCTTCTTTTTACAGGCACCGCCACTATCGCCTTGCCTGCTGATAAATCTATCATTTTTCCACTCCCTTAAATCTTTAGGTTTCAAGCAATACAACTTTCGGCTTTGTATAATGCCGTAATACATACACCCTCTTTGAACAGCCTATTTCTTTGTACTCGTTTATTAAGTCGTCAAAATAGCTATTTTGCCCTTCCTCGATTGTCGTATAAGTAGTCCCTTTTTGTTTGCGGTTAATAAAATACAAACAAGACTTGTCTTTATAATGCTCGAATATCTCATTGGCGATGTCGGTATTGTGTAAAATCTGCCTTACTCTGTCGCATATCGGCTCGGTGTAGTTATAGGCTCTCCACGCGCATTTAGGGCATTGTTTCATGGTTGATCCTTCTTCCTGTAATCGCACGGCATATTTCTGGGCTTTCTGATTTCAGGGGTTTCCCTGTACCATTCCCTGCGTGTATATATACAGCCGCAACGGGGATAAAACGCTATTTTCCCCTCTCTTTCCATAGGAGTACCTTTAAATATCTTTCCGTCAAAAAGTTTTATCGAAACAAGAGCCTGATAAACAAAATTAGCGCACGTTTCGCATTTACTCATGGTTAATCCTCATCCCTTAATTCTTGCTCATATATTTCTTCAGGATGTTCGTTAAAATACTTATTAACCGCTTCTTGGATTAAGTTTGACAGGACTATTGCCTCGTTAATGGGCATAAAATACAATGTGTCATTAGGAACAAGCCTTATGCCAATTTTGCCTACGTCCCTTTCAATACAAACATATTTTCCGTTTTTTATTTTTTCAAAAATCATGTCAAATGATCCGCCGCCAGTGTTCATTTTCTCCCTCCAATATATTNNGCTAACCTTTTTTCGATCAATCAGCTTGAATATCACGTTTTTTCCGTTTTTACGATTATTGCCAGAGCAATTTATTTCTCCGAAAGCAAAAGCACATTCTTCATTATCAGCGTTAAAGAAAATACAGCCGTTTATACAACCGTTAGCATAAACAGGCACTATTGCCTTGTTCATTGGTACTTTAATCATCTTTCTCCCCCTGTGTTTTTACCCGCCATATAGCGGATGGTTAAACTGCCAATTCAGCTTTCCTGCACTCAATACAGCGTGCGCAATTGTTATTGCTGATTATTTCCAAGCCTTCGTCAAATAATCCGCAATAAGCCCCCGGATTATACAAACTTAAATGATCACATTTTTTGTTGTCTTCAATGCAATTTAATTCTCCGCATTGAATGTCAACTGCTACCTTTTTATTCATCTTCTCCCCCTATGTATTTTTACGCAAATCTTGCGTATTCTACTTTACCCCCTGTATTCCTCTATGATGTTACCGTCTTTATCAACCAGATATTCAACAGGGTGCGTAGGCACAAGATAGGGAAAATCAATAGGTACTTTGCTTTTGTCATTGGTAAACCATGTTTTGCCGTTGTCGTCTGAAAATACGCGTCCTTCCAGATTGTAGGCTTTTCCTTCAAACAGCTTTTTATCCCTGAAAATATGCGAACACCGCTTATGCTGGAAAAGCCCTTCGCTTACTTCGTTCCAGTCTTCGGGCGTGTCTTCGATAGCCGATAACGGTAAATAGCGCAGTAACCGTTCCAATATCCTGATTGCGTACATAGCTGAAAAGCCGCTATGACCTTCCTCTGAAAATACTTGTACCATGTCAAGTATGTGTTTATTCATGGCGGATTGACCTTCGTCATCCCCCAGCCGCGCAAGTTCGTTTTCCGCGAATAGAACAAGATTGCTTTTTTCTGCCATAGTTTTACCCCTTAATCCAAAACCTCAAAAGGGACTCCCATAAGCCCCTCGACAATCTCCGCATGGTCTGTCTCAATTATGATTTTAGCGCGCGGACTACAGTTCTTTTGCAGCCACTCATTAAGCGGTCTGCATAATTCCTCAAATTCTTTCATTTTCTGCTCTCTTTCTTCATTACTCATTTTTTGCCTCCTTTTTGGCTTTTAAGATATTTCTGTATTTTTTGAATATCCTCATTCATATCGTTTGTTCTATTGCAATAATTCCCATAATCAAATGGGCATTTTTTGCATTTATGAAATACACAGCATTTTCTCCATGCCGCCATAGCCGCTGAATAATGGTTTACGATGTATTCAAGCGTCCATTTTGTCATCGCTTGCCTCGCAAATTGTTTCGCCCAATATGCCGTTCGCCGATGTATTGCACCTTGTAGATATACTGCGGGAGACAGTGTAGCGGACTACTTACGCAATCGAAATATTTGTTAAGAAACACACACCCTACGCAGGGTTCTTTGTTAGTTTTTATGCGTACTAATGCGCAATTTCTCGGCATAATAAGTTTTCTTACCGTCTCTCTGTGCCAGCCTTCTACGTCTACAGTGTCAAGGCATCCTTTTATGTACCGTGGTTTTATTTTGTTTATTATTTGACGAGCTTTCATAATTCCCCTTTTATGCCAGCCTCGCAAATTCGCCGTGTAGCTCTTTGGCGGCTTTCATTCAGGCCTCCAGTTATCGGGCGGCGGGACAGGCGGATCGGCGATAACGACAGCGGCGGTTGGATTAAAAATTTCTAAAGCATCGTAAATAAGCAACTGCCATTTATTGATATAACTATTAAACGCATAAACTGCTCCATTTTTTGGATATACTTCCCCTGTACGTTCCTTGAACCTATCCGGGGTTTCATAGCCGGGGACTGGCTGCATTGTTCCCGTACTTGGACAGTTGGGATTAGGACAGCCGTACTTACATTCATATTCTGTTCTAATCTCGCTTCCACAGTTTTTACAGTAATATCTCATTTTTTCTCCTTCTATGCCAATCTGGCAAATTCGCCGTGCAATTCTTTAGCCGCCTTGCAATAGGCGGCGTAACTAATCAATCGAACCATATCCGCAAAAACCCGCCATATATCGAAATTTCATCCGCCCCGCTAAAATCAACATTGCCGATATGTGTAGCATGAGCCAGATCAAAATAAAACTCGTCTAGCAAGCCGTCTTCAAATCCGTTTTTTGAAAAGTAGACGTTCTCAATGCCAAAATAGTTTGTCCAGTCTATGATATTGCGATATTTCAGCCCGCTGTTACCCTCGATACATAGATTGCCGTTCAATTCCTCTGAATGATAATCGGCAATCTTTTTGAACCATGTCTCAAATTCGTCAAGGTCGTCAAAAGCGATAAACCCGTTTCTTTTTTCACAATCCTTCATTTTCACTCCTGTATATTGTTTATAATCTGATTATAAATTAGATTTATTCTTATGTCAATAGAAATCTGATTATTTTTCAGATTTTATCCGATAATTAAGGTGTGAAAGTGGAAGGTTATACCGTATCTGAATTAATGAAACTGCTCAATAAAGAAAGAAACGCGGTCAGGCAGGCTATCCATGTAGCCGGAATTAAGCCTGTTGTACCTGAATTTATCTATCCTCTTGAAACGCTTGAAATTCTTAAAAATGCGCCCGGTAGGGGTAGACCTAAAAAAGAAAAAGGCAAGAAAAAGTCTACCTAAAAAATATGCTTCCCAGTCCGTTTTTCATCTTCTTCGATTTCTTTGTATCTTTTGAACAGTTCTACAATTTCAGGCGGCGCGCCGTCTAATAAATAGTATTCGTTTGTTTTTTCGTCAACTTTAAGATAATCAGAATCCCATAATTTACTAAAATCTGTGCCTATTATCATTATTCCACCTACCTTATTTTAATAGCCAGATAAGGCTCTATCGCCCTGCCTACCGCCTTTGCAAAATCCCTCGCTTTATCTCCCCTGCTCAGGTATTCAGATACCGCTTCCGCGAATAATTCAGCATACTTTCCCTTTCCTATATTTGTAAGCGCGTAACCTGACACGTTTTCCGAAACATACTTTTGAATACTGGATTTTTTTCCGCCTTTATAATCCAGCGGGTCAAGATCAAAACTTTCAAATATCGGGTCCAGCATATCGCTTAAACCCCATGCGGTATTTCCTTTTCCTTTTTCTATAATCCTTATATGCCCTTCTATCGCGTGGGCTAACTCATGTTCTATCATTGATTGCCATGTTGTGCCTTCGGGGTGATACTTCTTTTCAAGCGCGCCTTCCCATATTTTTTCCAATTCTTTAACGTCAAGCCCGAAAAACTGTTTGTTAAGGGACAGTATATTTCTTTGTAATCCTTCTTTTTCTGTATATTTATGCCCCATTGACGCTCCAGCGTCTTCCCTCGTTTCCTTATCGTCGATGTGTTCTACCAGTCCTTTCATTGCGGGATATTTATTATAAAAATTATTTATAGTATTTGACACTTCCTTTCCTACTTCCTCATTTATAGTCGGCAATGATATATCCGTGATACCCAGTTGTTTTTTCATTTCCTCGGTTGATTCTACACTGATTGCCGATTTTGGTAAACTGGCGTTTCCTATACTTCCTTTAGGAACAAAACTCCGCTCCCATTTAGACCTCATGGCTTTAGGCTCTAACGCCGCCCCTAATTGCTTGTATTCTTCCCGTAACTCGGCAAGCCTGGCTTTACTCTTTTGATAATCATGCTCTAACCGAGGATCGACCTCTCTCACTTCTTTTAACAGGTTTAAGTTTTCCCGCTCGGCTCGCATTTGCGATTCTAGTTGACGCTGTTTTTGTTCCCCTTCATACAGAGTGTAATGTTCACCATGAAATTCAATACCGTCTTCATTGCGCTCTTGTATTGCTTCCAGTTCGTCTTTTGAGAAAGACGGTATTGATACGCCCAAAATAAAACTGAACCAAATATGCCTGCAATTATACATTCCTATCGGTCGGTCGGTCTGAAAAACCTCGCCTAAATAATCAGCCTCGCCAGCTTCGTATTTCTCAAGGTCAACGTCCCTCGCTTCTTCGCCGTTTTGCAGTTTCTCAAATTCTTCTAGGGTAAAAATGCGCCCCTGTATCGGCTCATGGTCGATTGCAGCGTGCTGGTGTGCTGATATTTCAAAAGCGTCCGCCCCGATTTCTTCACCTACCTTATTTTGTACCTGTTGAACGATATTCGTATATTCAGCCATAAGATCGCGTCTGACAGCCGTATCCATCCTTACGTGCCGCCCCGATTTATAATCAATCGTTGTTATGCCCTGTTCCGTAAGCTCGCGGATTGCGCGTCTCATAGCCGTTGGCGCGTTATCTTCCCCGCCCATCGTGAGCCTGTTGACGTACTGCCGAATAATTTTTTTGTAGTCGTTGTTTACGGTCGTGCTTTTCGCCATTACCTCATAGCTGTTCATAACCTGCCGTAACAGCGGGCTTGCCTCTTGGCGGTAACTGGCTAACGGGGATAAACGGGTATCCTTGTATTCAGCCATCTCTCTACCGGCGGAGTAGACCTCAGCGGTTACGCCCTTAAAGAGGGAATTCATGTCATGGATATTTTGCCTATGCGCGGTATTCAAACTTTTATTTACTTTTCGTAAATCGCCGTTTACATCGTCAAGATAATTAGAGGAATATAAATAATCGGACAAATCCTCTATCTCGGATATATCTTTTAAGCGTTTTCCGGCGGTTGCCATATACTGGAGTACAGCGGCGGACAGTCGGCTTTGAATTACATCTATTGATTGTTCAATGCTGGTTTCGGGGTTCATACAGCTTCCCTGAACAAATCGCCTTGTGCATTTGCAATTTTAATTCTTTTACAGGCAATATCAAAATACTTTTCGTTTATTTCTATGCCTATAAATTGCCTGTTTGTTTGTACGCAGGCTACCCCGGTAGTGCCGCTTCCCATAAAGGGGTCTAAAATTACTTTCCCATTAGTCCAGCCAATAATTTTACGCATAAGTACTTCCGGTTTTTCTGTAGGATGATATTCGTTGCCCGTTCTGTCTGCATATACTACATCGGTCGGTCTTGCCCCCCCCCATGAATGTTCAGGGCATGGATAAAAATATATCAGTTCGGTTTGCCTTGCGTGTTCATGTTTTAAGTCGCCCATGCTCCAGTTGTTTTTTACCCATGTAATTACGCTTTTTGGTTTTGGGTATTCATTTATATTTTCCCACCGCCCAAATACATAGACAGCGTTTTTAGTATTAGCAATCGCCCATTCTATTACATTTTTCGCAATGTCTGAATTATGGTCGTTTTCGATTTTGTTATATTTTTCTTTACGATAATTAGATACAAAGTTCATGCCATAAGGCGGATCGGTTATTACTACGTCTACCATGCCTAAAGATTGTAGTATTTCTGGGCAGTCGCCATGATAGAGGGTACAGTTACCAATCTGCTCTTTTTGCATAATATATAAGTTAGCGAATGAATATAATTTAACAATACTTTTAGTTAGTTTGCGGTGCCATTGTTCAACTTTAGTTTTTCGGCGAATAAATCCAGCGCTTCCAAAAGCGCGGCGCAATCTTCAGTGAGTATACATTCACGGCATTTTGTGTTATCGCATTTTTTTACATAACCAGCTATGGTTATCAGTTTTGAGATATTGTCATTGCGCTTTTCGTCTTTAGTCATTTTTTCCCTCCGCTGGTTTCAGCGGTTCATTGGTCAACTTTTGTTTTTCAAGATGTCGTCTTATTAAGCCCATGTTTTCCCCTATATCAATTTTCTTTTCGCAATAATTATGGTTTAGGAATGGACACCCTTTACAGTTTTGAATTACACAATTTTTCATAAAGGCTTTATTAGACATTTCAAAATGCCTTAAAATGTATTCAAGTGTTTTTCTGGTCATTTTCTCCCCCTATAAAAAGCCGTATACTTTGCGCTTATCTACCTGCCCCGTCAGTAAGGGAGGCGGTGTTTCTACGGCTTAATTACTCGTTTCCCTTTGGAATAAGAATCAAGTTCTTCTTCCATTTCCGCGATTGCTTTATCAATCGCATTTTTTATGCTTACGCGGTTTTTGGGTACAGCAGAATTATCAATTAAATTAAACTTTTTGCGATCCAGGGCTTCTTCTCTGGTAAAAATACGCGAAAAAAGTAATTGTTCCTCTACCATTCTATTTTCCACTTTAATTCTTTTATTTTTTCCCTTTTACTTTCGCTATTACCACCTCAAAATCATGCGGGTTTTCTTTTTCAAACCGTTCTCCCGCTTTTTTCAACGCCTCCTTTTCCGTTTTTGCCAATATCCTGTAAGTAGCTCCGCCATAACAGTGACCTTCTACTTTTACGGTAAAGCGTTTCATTCCTTCACCTCGGCGGCTATACATTTGGGCAGGCGGACAAGTTTATTTGTAGCGGTTTTATATTTTCCTAAAATTGTATTTTTGGGCTTTTTTGCAGCGCGAAATTCAAACCATCCGCAATACGGATCGCCTACCGCTTCCCCATATATCCAGGGGCATTTATTACAAGTTTTTTTCCCGCAGCCTATCTTTGTTTCAAATACTAATTTTCTCATTCCCCATCCACCGTATTATCAACAGGCAGATTTTGTTTTTCGTTTATCCGCTGTAATTCCGCTTTTGCGTCTTCTTCGTCCAGCCCCTCAATCTTCGTCAAGTATCTGTAAGGCGACATTACCCCATTGTCAATTTCCCTCATGGCGATATTTTTTTCCTCGTCTTTTGATAAATCTCCGTCGTAATTCATGTTCAGCAAGTAGTTAAACTTTTCCGTTATCGCTTCGGGTACTCCTCTCCACCTCGCGCCCAGCCTGATAGCCTGCGTTAATCTTTCGCTTATGTTAAGGGTGAATGAGCCTAAGACAGAATTTTCACCCGCCTGGTGAATTCTCGCCGCTTCCGCCGTTTCCACACCCTGCTTGCTTTTCTTGATCGGGGAACCGCCCATTATTTCAAGGTTTTTTTCGTACCCGCCAAGCCCGTTAAGTATATTGCCCGCCCCGCTTCCGTTAGGCTCTAAAAACATTATTCTAGGTTCTTTGTCGCCGACGTTATTAAAAACCAGAACGCTTGACCCGCCCAACCCTATGGGTTCCGGCTTTCCTGTTTTCTCGTTTATTTTTACTTCTATGTTTATCCCTACGGGGGTAGGGGTTCCCGTAAGATGTAAATTCCAGTTATAGTCAGCGGTCATCTGATAGTGTCCGATGTTCAAATAAGCCGAAGGGAGTAACATGGATTTTTCAGGCTCTTTGGCGGGGCAGGTGAAGAAGGGGATGAAGTCTAAAGGCTTGCCGTCTAATTCAGGAATAAAAATCCCGGTTATCGCCCATTCGTTTTTATCGTTCTTTTCATGTACCTGCTGTATGTAGACCATCCCTTCTTTCGGGCTTTCAAGCGTCTGCCCGTTGACCAGCTTTAACACCCTGTACCGTGTTTTTGCTTTCGGGTTAAATTCATCTGCCTCGATTTCCTGATAGACTTCTTTCAGTTTTACCATAACTAAAACGGATTGATCGTTGATTGTGTCATACCGCCAGTTATCAACGCTTTCTGCGGAGTACCAGCGGAGGAAGGAGGTCAAACCCAGTTTTTCTTTCTCGGCCTGGCTTAATCCAGGAGGCACGGGGGAATGGTCGGCAAGAATCCCGCCCCAGGGCTTGGCTAGGGTCGCCCATACCACGTCTGAGGCGAACTGGTCAATGCTCGTTCCCGACTTGTCAACGTTGTCTAGGAAGTCTTGAAAGGCTTGCGGTATCTCGCCTTGTTTTTCGGGCAGTTTTGAAAAAATTTGCCCGTAAAGCGATTCCGCCGCCCGCGATGAAAACATCGCAAAAGTGGCTCTTGTCAGATAGGATTTATAAGCCTCTTGATCCATTCCTGAAGGTCGGGGCAAATAAACTTCGCCTTTGTTTTTTACCGCCGTTTGCCCGTTAATGACATCTTCAACTAAAGACCATAGTGGCAAGTTTTCCGTATATAACGGATGTACATTTTCGATACCCATGAAGAAAATATGGCAGAATAAAAAATAAAAACAATATAAAGAATTAAGCAAGTTTTGCGTGTTCCCCTTGCTCTTTACAGGCGGCTATACATTCAGGCAGTCTTTTATAGTCGTTTTTAACGCCCTCCAACACTTTAACGTACAGCCCGCAAGCCGTCCCCATGCCCGCCCTGACGACCAATTTACACTTGCCGCAGGTTTTCTCATTGCAGTCAATGTCAATCGTTAGTTTCATTTTGCCTCCCATGCCTGTATTCTAGCTATGTTTCTCTGTATTCCCGAATCTGAATGATCGTTACAGGCCGGGCAGGTTAACGGACAACCAGCGCAAGGCATACAGTCTTGCGGCTTATTCGCTAAAAACAATTCGCATAGCGGACATTGATTTTGCATAGTTATCAGCTTTGTAAACAGCTCATGCGGTAAAGTTAAAATAGTTCTGTTTCTTGTGGCTGCATACCGCTGTAGCTTTTCGAGGGCTAATTCTTTAGCTTCCTGTTTTGTCATTTTATCGCCTCGTATTTATGGCTATCACGGTTAAAGAAATGCGTCTTTCCTATTTCTCCGACCAATACGCCTTTTTCCCTGATTTCGTCTATTGCGATGTTTTCCCAATCAATGACGCGCCCTATAAGATTTTTGTCCCAGATAACTTCACCGTCTCTCACAATCTCTTTCATAATGACTATCTCGTAACACCATGAGCCGCTGCCGTCATAAAAATGCTCATGGATTACATCATAAGTCTCACCGTCATTCAGGGTATATATTTGACCTTCTTTAAGTTTGTTCATTTTTCACCCCCAACCAGTGATTTATTAAACAGGTTACGGTCTCTTCTTGTTCCTTTGTAAGCATGTCAAGATAAATTGAGTAATCGGGCATACCCATTAAATTGTCCGTGCTTACTTTCAGCCCTAAAGCAAGTTTCAAGATATTTTCCGCACTGGGCAACCTTACGCCTGTTTCATACTGGGCTATACAAGCGATAGCTATTCCAGATTTTTCAGACAATTCTTTCTGCGTCAGTTTTCTTTTTTCCCTTGCCTCTTTTAACCGTTTGGGCAGTTCGCTTTTTAAGTCAATTTCCATTTATGCTATCCCGTTATCCTTCATAAACCTATCAACAGTCATTCTGTTAACGCCTAATAAGCGACCTATTGCGCTTTTCGATATTTTCTTGCTTACTAATTCTTTAATTTCGCTTTCATGCCTTGTTAATTTTACATGAGACGATTTACTCCCTTTACGCCTGCCCAAAACCGCGCCTTCCGCTTTTTTCCTTGCTAGTGCTTCTTTTATGCGCCGTGAAATCATATCCCGTTCTATTTCCGCCGCCAACGAAAACGCGAACGCCAGGACTTTTGACTGTATATTGTCGCCCAGTTCGTAATTGTCTTTTACCGTTACCACCTTTACGCCGTTTCTCATACAGAATTCCAGTATCCGCATGACCATCATCATTGAACGCCCAAGCCTTGACAGTTCGCTTGCTATAACCAGATCGCCGTTTTTTAATTTTTTCATTAATGCCCCAAGCTCTCTCTTTTCAGGTTCTTTTGTTCCCGATACCCCGTGATCAATTATGTATTCGTCAATTTTCAAGCCCATTCTTTTGGCTTTGTCGTCAACGCCTACTTTTTGGTTGTTTTCGTCCTGCTTGTCCGTGCTTACCCTTAAATAGCCGTACGTCATATAAGCCCCTTTACTTTCAATGCTACTTCTTCCCCGTAGTTTTTCTTTAGCACATCGAACATTGACAAGTTTTTCATATCCTGTTCATGTTCTTCATTTAACCAGTCTTCAAACTTACAAACGTCTAATTTTGGCAACACCGTTACTGCGGACAAATTCATGTCCATAAAGTCATGGAATGTCAGGCGGAAAGTTCTATGAAATAACCTGTAAGCCGCCCAAAATATATCCCTGTTTTCAAGCAGTTTTTCGTATCTTGTTTTATCGTTAAAAAGTTCGGGCTGTATCATTTATAAACACAATACCATATTCTATCTAGTTTGTCAATACTAAATAGAAAAATCTATTGTTTTTCTTAATTTTTTCCGTCATAATCCGATAATATGAATGTGGAAGGTTACACTATAAAAGAATTGGCTCATAAATTAAAAATAAGCGAAGACGCTGTTTATCTGCGTATCCTTAAAAGGGGCATAGAACCGATTACAAGACAGGCTGTTTACCCTTATGACACCTATGACAAAATAAAGGTAAAATCAAAAGGCGGGCGGTCTAAAAAATTAAAGCCTTAAACCCTTAATTGCACCGTTGTCACGCCGCTTCTCGGCCTGCCCATGTCCTCGCTTGCGTACCGGCACGCGGCCAAAGCGTCGTCCTTAAACTTGACAGGCTCGTCCAGCGGATTGCCGTCCCTGTCCTCTTTCCATTTGTACGTTGAAATCTCTGAAACAAGGCCGGGGCAGGCGTCGGGATCGACAAACCACTTTCCCCGGTTCAGCCATGATATTTGTTCCTTCACGCTGTCCGGGCCTTTCTTGGCCCCGACCATGTTATACCCCGCCTGCTGCCAGTCCTTGATTGACTTTGGCTCGGCTGAGTCGGCAATGCACCGCTGCCGTTTGCTTAGCACCCCTTTTGTTTCGTTTTCTTTTATCACTTCGTCATTGGTCATGTGCCGGACGTACAGTTCTCTGAAAGAATACTTGTTCCCGTCTTTAAGCCCGATTAATTCAATGGCGTTGTAATGGTTAAACCCGAAGTCCTGCCCGGCGATTATCTGGTCAAAATCTTCCGGCTTGTACGGGCAGGGCTTGTATTCTACGTTTCTGAATACCAAATTCCCAATGCTTCCCCATTTCCCCAAAGCGTACACTTCGTAATATACCCTGTCTTCATACTTTAAGGCTTCCAGCTCCTCTTTGTATTCCTTGTCAAGGAACCTGTTATCAAGATAGGTAGATTCATGAATAGTTATCTTGTCCCTTTTCTCGCCCGGGTTGTCAAAAAACCTGCGTTTCATCCAGTGGGCGTCGCTTACCGGGTTAAACAACAAAGTTATCTGAAAAGGAACCTTAGCGATTCCACGCAACCTCAAGTTAAGCTGGCTGAAGTCTTTTTCCGTTATCTCCGTGGCTTCCTCTACCAGAATGTCGGTTAAAGGGCCGTTTGAAAACGTGATGGACTTTATCTTCTCAATGTTATCTAATCCCACGAATTTCATCTGATTGCCTGTTATGGTACTGGTAATCATCTGCTCGCTTTTGTTTTCGATAAAATAAGGCCACAGGTTCCAGTCGGATATGCACTGTCTCATTAAAGGTATCGTGCTGATGGAATTGGTCGCCGCTACTTTTCGGACTACGGCGTAATTATGCCCCTTTTCGGCGGTCATGCGGTAGATTGCCCGTCTATGCGCGTCCATCGATTTGCCTGATCCCGCGCCGCCCTTCACGATGAGAAACCTGTTGTGATCTTTCCATAGGGGAATGAAGGCGGGGTTAAGCCAATCCCCCAGATTTCTAAAATCAATTTTCATCTGCTAAAAAGTCGGGTTTTTCTATGGTTATATCCATATTGCCGGTTACGTCCATACCCAGCCTGTCAGTCCACTTAAACCTATTTTTCATGTTAAATATCCATGTCGCGGGCTGTATTTTTGCCTTGCCTATAGAAGCTATCCTGCCCATTTTAGTCCACCACGCCTCGGACAGTTCCTGCCCTTTTTTATAGGAGTCGGAAAAATCGGGGTATGTTTTCACCCATTCAAAGAAAGTGTCTTTCGTTATGTCTAAAGAGGCGCAGACCTCAACCACGGATTCCCCATTCGCAAACAAATAAGGCAATAATTCGCATATTTTTTTGCTGTATTTTGTCGGCCTGCCTTTTTTTTTGTCTAAAATGACCAGTTCCGCCCTTTCGCTCTTGACCGCTTCAATGGCTTTCCTTATAGCTTCGTCGGTAGCTTTTCCAAAGGAATCTTTGATGTTTATCGCTTTAATGCCGCCCACTTATTCCCCTCCAAAGACGGAAATATCGTAAACGTGGTTATAGATGTCAAGCAAGATTGAGCTTTTCAGGTAGGTTTCTTTCTCAGGCTTATGGATTTTTCTCATAAACTCATGTTTTTCATGGTTATTCGGGAATACTATCTGGATCACGTAGTCTATGGAGGTAACGTCAGCTTCCCCGGCTTCCTTAGCTTCTTTTATCGCTTCTCTTTGATTTTTCTTGGCTTCCCTGTAACTTTCAGCGTTTTTTACTTCTTTTTTTGCCTCAGATACAACATCTGATACTAAATCAAAGTTTTCTTGGGACGTTTCCAAAAGCATGACGTTAATGTCGGACTGGTCAAAGCCCATGTCTTCATAATTTATATCGGGGTACAGTTCCTTTATGTTCTGTAGAGCGGGAATATCCCATGTTCCCATTACAGATTCGTTGTTTAATAGCACATTTATGGCCGCTTCGTCTTTTTCGCTGACGTTTATCATCGCTACCGTAAGCTCGTAATCCGGCCTTCTGAGAAGGTCGTCAAATTCGTTCAGCCTTTTATGCCCTCCGACTATGTTCATTGTAGGCTTGTTGACTACTATAGGCTGTACGTTGCCATACGTTTTAAGCCCGGCTTTTAATCTCTTTCGGTTGCCTTCCGTTATTTTCCGGGGGTTATAGGGGGCTCCGTGGATGTCCCGCCTGTTTACTTTTACTACTTCAAAAACTTCCAATTCGTTAGCTGGCATTTTCCAATCTCCATGTTACCGCGTCCAGTTTCGGGAATTCGGTTATTATCATTCTGTAATCTTCCGGGTAGTTGTATTTAAGGACTAATAAATCGGAAGCCGCCGGAATGTAAAAATCCCTCTTTTTGCCGGTGTTGTATTCAACAGGGAGGGGCAATCTGTGTAATTTTATGTATGCGTAGATGTCTTTTTCAAGAAAATTGATTACCGGGTATATTTTCTTATATTTTTCGTCTATTCCCGATCTCGCGTTAGCCAGCATACCCCTTTTAGACAGGGATTCGCTTCTTCTGTCGCCTGTGGCCAAGTATGATATGTTATATTTAAACCTTATGCCGGACTCTATCTGAGAAAGCCTTATTTTCTTTCCTGTTTTCATGGCTATATGGTGCGCTGAAGGCAGTCTGTCTATGGTTATTCCGTATCTCTTCTCATAATGCTGTAAAATAGACTCTTTCATGGGCAGGCCTTTGACGAAGTATAAATAAACGAATTTCATCTCGCCTTTGTAGTGCTTCATCATTAAATCTAAGGTGACTATGGAATCTTTTCCGGTGGAAAACATCACGACTACCGGGGTTTCCCCCAATAGCCGCGATATTTCGTGAATGGTTCTCACTTCCGGCCAAGCTCTCCGCTTGACCAGCCGCCTCCGCCCGGAACGGCTCCGCTCGCTCTCGCGGCGCGTCCGGCTTTGCTTACTTTCGCTACTTTCATAATACCCTCCTATAGGATTAAGATATTATGAGTGTAAAGAATTGGAGTAATTAAACAATATTCGGCTCAAAATCCCATATTTTCAGCTTGCCGACTATATCAAGGATTGGTTTATCGTACAGTACAGGTTTTTCTAAAATCCAATGGTAGCAGTCTTTTTCCGCAAAAGGATCGGTTGAATCCTGTACTATGTCCGCTAATTCACATTCGCCGATTATAGCTTTATTAGGAAAGAACGCGCCTGCTTTCATCGACGCTTTTTTGACTTCTTTCAAAAGCGCGATTTCCGGCATATCCTGGTCTATGTCCAGTCCGTAAAACTGTATGGCCTGCAAGGTTAATTCCTTGTATTTTTTAAGAACCGGAGACAGGTTATCAGGATCGGTGAATTGTACGTCAGGATTGTCTTCCAGCCATTGGTTCCATTCCATTTGATAACATTCAGGCAGCGCGTCGATGTAAGGCAAGTATAACTTCTCGCCGCTCGCATGGATTAACAGTTTGCCCCGATAGTTTGTTTTCCATGTGCGGTTCTCAACCGTCTTTATTCCTGAGCATATTAAAGCGGCGTATGGTTGTTTAACAGATAATACTTTCATAATTTAGTATGCCTCGTATTTATAGGCGCGTCTAGCGGTTTTGCGCTTTTGGCTAAACCGCGCTATTTTTATTAAATCCTTAATCGGAGTATTTACAACGCGCTTTTCTCTCTTGACAAGTATTTCTCCTGGTATCTTGATATGGTTCGTTGCAACATTTTCCAGCGGTTTTTCCGGCTTTTTATACTCATACTCCAATACTTCCATGAACATTTTTTGATCATCCATTTTTAACGGCAATATAACCGCGTCAAGGTCTCCGTGTATACGCAATACGATTTTTTTGTCATATACGCTGTATGAGAATTCAAATTTATCCGCTTTTACTCCGTCAAGGTATTTTTTATTTACCATAACCGCGCCATTGCCTGAATAATCGCCGTCTAACTGCCAATAAGCGGTGTCTCCGTTACTCCAGCTCGCTATGTCGAATTTGCCGTTATGGATTGACAAAACAATCTCATGCTTTCTGTCGCCTTTATTTATAGCGTCTACCGCTTTCACGGCTTGCCTGAATTCTTTGCCGTCTACCGTAAAGGAATTAAACTTCTCATTTTCAAAATAGGCTTTTATTTTCGGCAAAAAGTTTCTATCGTCTTTCTTTCCGGCTTTCAAATCGGCTATGCCGTCTTTTTCTTTCCAGTTTTGGAAGTAAGAGACAAACACGTCTTTATTATCGCCGTAAAAGGTTTTTCT